TTCATAAAATAATGTATGACGATTCAAGTAATGATTTTGAGGCATGGAAAAGATATAATTATGCACCACTTAAAGATTGTTTCGTCAAAGTAGTTGTACTCAATAAACAAAATCCATTTTTATTTGATAGTGTGTTAGATAACATCTACAAGGCAGGAGTTGCAGACTTATCGATTGTGGAAGACTTTACTGATACACTCATTGATATTGACCAAGAAATTATTGACCAAGCTGAAGATACGATGACAATCTTATCTAAGTATATTGACAACCTAACATTAAATGTTGAGGGTGAAAAACTAAAAACTCTGATGCGTGAACTATATGTTGAGGCATTGAATACGGAAAAAACTGAATGATAGTATTTCGTTATGTGCGATGGAAGAATCTTCTTTCAACTGGCAATTATTTTACTGAAATAAAATTAGACAACAATCAAAACACACTAGTTGTTGGTGAGAATGGGTCTGGCAAATCAACAATGCTTGATGCGTTGTGTTTTGGTTTGTTTGGTAAAGCATTCCGCAACATCAACAAACCTAGTTTACTCAATTCAATCAATGGCAAAGATTGTGTTATTGAAATTGAGTTTGACACAAACAACAAATCATATAAAGTAATTAGAGGCATCAAGCCAAATGTGTTTGAAATCTATCAGAACGGTGAGTTGTTAAATCAAGATGCCGCTGCAAGAGACTATCAAGAAATTTTAGAGAAGACAATTCTTAAACTGAATTACAAGTCATTCACACAGATTGTTATTCTTGGTTCAGCTTCTTTCACTCCATTCATGCAGTTGTCGGCATCTGACCGAAGAGCTATCATTGAAGACTTGTTAGACATACAAATTTTTTCCACAATGAATGGTATTCTTAGAGAGAAGTTATCAGGTAACAAAGACCTAACTACAACCAAAAAATATGATATAGACTTGTCTCAACAAAAATATGATTTACAAGAAAAATACATCAAAGAGTTGAAACAAAACAATGATGATAAGGTGAAAGAATATGATGAAGAGATACGAAGTAATCAGGGTGTTATACAAACCTTACATGATGAGACTGCAAACCTCATCACAGAAGTTGCTACACACCAAACCTCTGTGGAAGAGAAAACTTCAGTTGAGAATAAACTCAAGACTATTACGAAACTTGAATCACAAATTGAAAGCACAGTATCCAAATATAGAAAGGATATCAGTTTCTTTCAACATAATGACGATTGTCCAACCTGTAGGCAAACCATTGCCATCGGGTTTAAAGAGGCGGAGATTGCCAATCTTACGACCAAAGCCGCTGAGTGCGAACACGGTCTCTCCGAGTTAGAAAAGAAATTACTTGTAGAACAAAACAAGCTCAATGCAATTACAGAAGTGCAAAAGAAGATTCAAGCACTACAGATTAAGATTGCTACAAATAATACTTCTATAACTGAGACAAACAAATATATTGCGAAGTTACAGAAACAAATAGAAGAACTTAAGCAATCGAAGGTAGTGTCAGAAAAAGAACAGCAAGAGTTAAAAGAATTAAAGGATTCTTTGTCTCTACTACAAGAAGAGTTGCGAGTATTAATACAAGAAAAAACATATTACGAAGTTGCCTCAGGTTTGTTGAAAGATACGGGTATCAAGACCAAGATTATCAAACAGTATTTGCCAATCATAAACAAGTTGGTCAATAAGTATTTAGCCTCTTTGGATTTCTTTGTTAATTTCAACCTCGATGAATCATTCAAAGAGACTATCAAATCTAGGCACAGAGATGAGTTTACTTATAACAATTTCTCTGAGGGTGAAAAACAACGAATTGATATGGCATTAATGTTGACTTGGCGAGCAGTTGCTAAGTTGAAGAACTCTTCTAATACTAATTTGTTGATACTTGATGAAGTGTTTGATTCAAGCCTAGATACAACGGGCACAGAAGAGTTGATGAAAATCCTACATATGTTAGATGGTGTTAATTTGTTTGTTATCTCACATAAAGGTGATATTCTACAAGACAAGTTTAGTAATGTAATCAAGTTTGAGAAAGTAAAGAATTTTTCAAGGATATTAAAATGAGAGAATTGAGTAAATATTTTGGTGAGAATAATACAGAAGCTGGTATATTTAAAGATGCTGAAGGTTATTTTGTCACAGTAAAGAGTTCATCTGGTGTATACTATACAGCTAGATTTACAAGTGAAGAAGATGCAGAAATTTATGCAGAGGATTGGGTGAATAAAGATGAGTGAAGTTTTAACAATTGATACCAAATCTGGTATTGTAACAGAAGAGATATTAGAACCATTAAGATTGTTTGGTGAGAATCATCCAATGTTAAGTGTTCCTATTCCTGAATACAAAGATGCATTACCAAATCCATCAATGAAAAATCTTGTTGCAAGATTGAAGATGACAATGAAACTCTATAATGGAGTTGGTCTATCAGCAAATCAATGTGGCATCATGCAAAGAGTTTTTGTTATTGGTACAGAACATTTTCAAATTGCATGTATCAATCCAAAAGTTATTGCTCAATCGGAAGAGATATCAAAAGACAATGAAGGTTGTTTATCTTTCCCTGCCATGTTTTTGAAAATTGACCGACCAACTTGGGTTGATGTTGAGTTCTATGAAGAGAATGGTGTATTGAAACAACTCCGTTTAGAAGGTTTAACAGCAAGATGTTTTCTGCATGAATTAGACCACATGAATGGCGTTAAGTTTATTGAACATGCCGGACCCTTGGCAGTTTCAATGGCAAGACAAAGACAAGGCAAGTTGGTAAAACAAATGATTAGAATAAACAAAAATGCCAAAAAGATGGGTAATAAGAAATGAACATTGCCACTATTGATGACTTATCTGTGATAGAATCTATATTCGCACCGTATCGGAAAGCTTACTTTCCTCATATACGGCAAGATTACCTCAAACGAAAGATTGAGGCGAACAATGTTATTCTACAAGATGGTGTTGTGATTGTGTTTGGTGTCTATAAGAGAAAACAAAAAATAGGCAAAGTAGAAGCACAAAAGGGTGATGCACACATTGGACAAATTGTTACTATTGAACAAGGTTCAGGTAACGCAACAAAAGTATTGAAAGAGTTTTTCTCAATGCATAAAGTTGTTTGGTTAACTGTCCGTGCAGAGAATCCTAGAGCAAGAGGGTTCTATGAAAAGAATGGCATGATTAATGTGAGTGATATAAGTTGGGCTGGTGGTAATATTCCAGGTGTTGTATATAAAATTGAAAACGGAAAATAATGAAATACTTTTACGAAAAGAATAGAGAGTTACTAGAATCGGAACCAAACAAAAAGTTTGAAGAGATTCTTGCCATGAGCAAAGAAGAGTTCCGTGAATGGGCTATTGAACTTCGTAAAACTGTTGTGTCTCTATGGGATGAAAAGGGTCAACCACCAAGAGTTGGATATGATGAACAAGAAATCATAGACCAATTCAATGAGATGACTTCTTTTCCTGTACATAAGTTTCTTGTTAAAGATGAACTCACAGGTGAAGAAGATGTTATTCGCAATACAAGCGTAGTCGGTAATGCAGTCAATCAATGGTTTCCAACCATGATGAAGACTCGCATCAACTACACGGCAGATGTGAATAGTGGTAAGTCAATCTATGATTATTTTGCCAAAGATGAATTGTTAGACACATTCATTACATATGCATCACGGCACTTCAAAAGAGATTCTTTCTATCACTATTCAACACCGATTAAATTAAATCAAATCATCGAGATTGGTTCTTTAAACTTCCGTGCCACTTCAACAAGTGAGTTTCTACAATGGTTTGAAACATCGGCAAGAAAATATGGAACACATGATTACTGGCTAGAACCTAATGCAGGTGATAAAGAGTATACTGGTTACAATGAAGAGTTGAAAGACCAAACATATTTGCGAATCACTAAAGATGAGTTGTTACAACTACATGCAAGTAATCCTGGATTCATTCCAGCTAATTGCACAACAAATGTAGACCATAAAGATGCACAACTATTCCGTATTCGTATCTATGAAAAAGGTCAGAAGTTATTTCCTGTTGGTCTGAAGGCATTTCGTATTTCATTCTGTCAGTATGCAGTTAATTTCCCACCATTGACTGCAAAGTTTTTGTATGAGAGATATACAGACCATATCAAAACACAAGAACAAATCAACATCTATGACCCATCTTCTGGTTGGGGTGGTAGATTGTTGGGTGCGCTATCTGTTGATGATGAAAGAAACATTCATTACATCGGTACGGATCCAAATACAGACCATTCTACAACTCCTGGTCGTACAAAGTACCATGAGTTTGCCGACTTCTTTAACACAAAGACATATCGTGCAACTGGTTTGTTTCCAAAGACACACACATACGAAATCTTTCAACACGGCTCAGAAGAGATTCATAATGACCCCAAGTTTCAGAAGTACAAGGGTAAGTTAGATATGATTTTTACTTCACCACCATACTTTGCAAAAGAAGCATACTCAGAAGACCCTGAGCAATCATATAAGAAGTTTTCACAATATGATGCATGGCGAGAAGGTTTTCTTCGCAAGACACTAGAGACTTGTGTAGAGTATCTAAACCACGACAGATATCTTTTGTGGAATATTGCTGATGCCGTGTTCGGTGGTGAGATGTTGCCACTAGAACAAGATTCGATTGATATACTTACCTCTAAAGGAATGATATATAAGGGTAAGATAAAGATGGCACTTGCACAGATGCCAGGAGGCAATCGAATTGATACTGAAACAGGCTTACCTAAAGCAAAGAACTTCTGCAAAATCAACGATAAGATGTGGCTCAAGTACGAACCTATATTCGTATTCTATAAACCATAATTGCCTCTTTTCCAGTCTGGTTATGATACAATACGACCATGACTGAGAAACCCCCTATTTCTCCCTTACAAATCAACAGGTTAGAGTGTTGTTTCCACGCAACAAGGGGGCTTGACAGTTTCGCTATACTATGTTACAATGGTAGTATCAAAAGTGAAAGATTAACTATATTATGACATTTACTGTTCAGCAAAAGTCTCAACTTGCCAAACTCATGGCAACTGAAAATCTTACCATACAACACCAAAAAATTCGAACTGCCAAGTTTGACCCAAAAAATCGTGTGCTGTATCTTCCAATCTGGCAAAATATGTCAGGTGTCATGTATGATTTGCTTGGCGGCCATGAGGTCGGTCATGCACTTTATACTCCTGCGGATGGATGGCATGATGCTGCCGCTGATAAAACTAAGGGTAAAAACTACAAGTCATTTTTGAATGTCGTAGAAGATGCTCGAATTGAGAAAAAAGTCCAAAGAAAATATCCTGGTTTGAGAATATCATTCCGTGATGCCTATGCTGAATTGAATAAACAAGATTTCTTCGGTTTGAAAAATCGAGAAATTAACAAAATGGCATTTATTGAGAGATTGAACATTTATACCAAATCTCAGTATACTGCCAAAATCACCTTCTCTCCAGAAGAACAAAAATTTGTAGATAGAATTCAAGCTCTTGAATCTTGGGATGATGTTGTCAATTTCACCGATGAAATTTATGCCTATTCCAAGCAAGAACAATTCGATATGCAATTGTATGACTTTGAAGATATCGCCAATCTTGACGATGGCTATGATAGTGACGGTGATGGTGACTTAGATGATTACAATGAATCGGATGAATATGAAGATGAAACTTCAGAAGGCAAACCCAATTCAGAATCAAAAGAAAAATCTGAAGAACAATCAGAAAAAGAAACCAATCAAAAGGGCAATGAACCTGATGAAGGTGAAAATGAAGGTGATAGTGATTCCGATGATTCTGACAAAACAATTAACCGTGATAAAGAATCATCACCTTCTAGTGTGGACCAATTTGATCCAAGTTGCCAAACTGATGAAAACTTCCGCAACAATGAATCTATGTTGCTTGATGAAAAGTGCCGAGAGTATTTGTATGTTACTTTACCAAAAGCTAATTACAGTAACATCATTACTCCCGCTAAAAGAGTGCAAGAATTACTAAGTGAATATTACAATCAACGAATCATTGATGGTGGTTTGACTGAAGACAAAGTTAAAGAGTATGTTAACGAATTCAAATCAAAGAATGAAAGATACATTTCATTGCTTGCCAAAGAATTTGAAATGCGTAAGGCTGCCAAGTCTTTCAGTAAAACCAAAATCTCTGATACTGGTGATATTGATATAAACAAACTATCATCATATAAGTTTGACGATAACATTTTCCGTAAAGTGATGATTGTGCCAAAAGGCAAATCACACGGATTGATTTTGTTACTTGACCGCTCTGGTTCAATGTCTGAAAACATGGCAGGTTCTATTGAACAGATTTTGATTCTGTCCATGTTCTGCCGTAAAGTGAACATTCCATTTATCGTATATGGTTTCGGTGATTGTACCAACTCCAATATGATTGATAGTGGTTTGTCTAACGATGACTATTACAAAAAATCAAAAAATGCATTTGATGTTAAATTGAATGACTTGTATTTGAGAGAAGTATTCCTCCGTGAATATCTTAATTCAAAAATGAGTAATGCTGAATATTCAAAGGCACTTCGCAATATGATTTTGTTGAAAAAATCCTATGAAGTGAGAAATGTGAGAAATGGTCGTTACTATGCAAACTACATTGGTCAACCAGAATCAGAAAATTTATCCAACACACCTATGATTCAGGCGATTGTTGCTCTTGCTGGCGTTATGAAAGCATTCCGCAAACAAAATAACCTAGATATGAGTAGTTTGGTAATTGTACATGACGGTGATGCTGATAATTGTTCCGCATATAAAACAATGGAAACTAGAAGAAATTACATTACGAATGTTGAAGAAGAAGTTGAAGTTGGTCGAGGTTTTAATATTCGTTCAACTAATGTTATCCTAACCGATAGGCAACATAAGTATCAGAGACAATTGGTCGATAAACCAGATGCAACACATTCCGATGTTTTGACAAATGGTGTTTTAGATTGGTTCCGTGCAACAACAGAATCAAAAATCTTTGGTTTCTTTTTGTTATCCGGTTATCGTAGTTCTGTAAAAAATGCAATTTACAATCGTTATGTTTTCCCTGACGGCTCTGATTTGAATCAATTGCAGAGAACAGATTTCTCTAAAAAACAAAATGAACAAATACGATTAGTGAAAGAATTTAAAAGTGAAAAATTCCTTATTTCTCATCGTCCTGGTTATGATGCCTTTTACCTTGTATCAGGCGGTAGTGACTTAGTTACCGAGACTGAAGAAATTGAAGTTGAGGGTAAAGTTACCACCAACAAATTGAAAAACGCCTTTATGAAATTCAATAAAAAGAAAGCAATCAACCGAGTGCTAGTCTCGAAATTCATACAGGGCATTGCTGCCTAACTGTTGCCTAAAAACAACAGAGGGGCTTGACACCTAGAAATAGGTGTGTTATAATGGTGTTATTGAAAGTCAAGGAGTATTTTATATTATGAGTAATCGTACCGAAGTCCGTGAACAGTTTATCAAAAACCTTATTGGTTTGGGTAAAACTACTGTGACAAAATCTGAAATTAAAGAAGTTTGTAAATCTGTAGGCATTTCAAGTGCTCAATGGTTTACTAGAGAACCAAGTAACAAAGTTGGTCGTGGTCTTTACAAAGTGCCTGTATCAGGTCAAGTAAATACAATTGCACCTGCTACAATTAATTTACAAGCACAAGTTATACCAATGATTAAACCTGTAGAAAAATCCGATAATCGTATTGTCAATGTTACAACCGACCTTGAAATGTCGGATATGATTCCTAAATCATATAAAAATTATGTGCCATTCGGCAACTTTGATGATGTAATTTCCATCGTACAATCAATGCGTTTCTTTCCTGTTTTCATTACTGGTCATTCTGGTAATGGTAAAACAATGTCAATCGAACAGGCATGTGCCAAGGCAAAACGCAAATTCGTTTGTGTTTCAATGACACCTGAAACCGATGAAAGTGATTTGCTCGGTAACTATGTTTTGATTAACGGAAATATGGAATGGAGAGACGGTCCGGTTACTATCGCTGCTCGTCAAGGTGCTGTTTTGTGTATTGATGAGATTGATTATGGTGCTCAGAATCTTTCCTCATTGCAACGGGTGCTTGAAGGCAAACCATTTATGCTGAAAAAGAAAGGTGAATTGATTACACCAGCTCCTGGTTTCACCGTATTCGCTACCGCAAATACTAAAGGTAAAGGTTCTGACGATGGTCGTTACATGTTTACCAATGTATTGAATGAGGCTTTCCTTGAGAGATTCCGTACAACAATGGAACAAGAATTTCCTCCTGTTCGTACAGAAAAGAAAATTATCGAAAAAGAATTGGCGTCAGTTGGTCGTGCTGATGATGATTTTGCCGAGAAACTTGTTACTTGGGCAGATGTAATTCGTAAAACATTTGCTGATGGTGGTTGTGATGAAGTGATTTCTACTCGCCGTTTGGTGCATATCGTAGAAACTTTTGGTATCTTCGGTGATAAGATGAAGGCAATTGGTCTTTGTTTGAACCGCTTCGATGATGATACTAAGGCATCATTCCTTGACCTGTACACCAAAGTTGATGCAGGCGCTTCTGTTGAACAATTGCTTACACCAGAACCTGAACCACAATCTGAAATTACCTCAGATACAGAAGAAGAAGTTCCATTCTAATTAAATTTCCTTTCGGTACTTTGACCCGGCAAATGTCGGGTCTTTTTTCACTTGTACCAAAAAAACGCTTGACTCCGTTAGTGAGTTAGTGTATACTTATAACATATTTGAGAGTTATCTGAATCGCCTCTCAAATGCCTTTTAACTGCGATTCGTTTTTTATCATGGAGATATTATGTCTACAAAATCTAAAGTTCTTGCTTACCTTTCTAAGGATGGCGCCTATAACACCTTGACCGCAAACAAAATGCAGTCAGTTTTCGGTGTTGCTAATCCTTCTGCAACTATCAATGAGTTGCGTAATGAAGGCCATGCAATCTACTTAAACAGCCGTATCAATGCGAACGGTGACAAGGTTGCTTTCTATCGCTTGGGTACACCAACTAAGCGTATGGTTGCTGCAGGCATCGCTGCAATTCGTTCCACTGGTGAGCGTGCATTTGCCTAATTTTTCTTAGGAAAAATGTAAAAGGGGAGATATATATTAGTATCTCTCCTTTTTTTTATTATAGAATGGGCACATTATGGAAATACAAGTTAACATTGAAGAACTAAAAAAGAAAAGACTTTTTGTTGCCACACCTATGTACGGTGGAATGAATCATGGTTTATACATGAAATCATGCCTAGACTTACAAGCAACAATGGGAAAATATGGAGTTGAAACCAAATTTTCTTTCCTTTTCAATGAATCATTGATTACAAGAGCTCGCAACTACCTTGTTGATGAGTTTCTTCGCACAGATTACACACACTTACTGTTTATCGACTCCGACATTCACTTTAACCCACAAGATGTTTTAGCACTTCTTGCTTTGGATAAAGATGTTATTGGTGGTCCGTATCCTAAAAAATCTATGAATTGGGGTAACATTGCACAAGCTGCAAGAACACATCCTGATTTGAATCCTAAAGAACTTGAAAATCTTGTTGGTGAATATGTTTTCAATGTTGTAAAAGGAACACAACAATTCCAAGTTACTGAACCTCTTGAGGTTATGGAAATTGGTACTGGTTACATGTTGGTTAATCGAACAGTCTTTGATAAAATGGCAATTCAATATCCAACTATCAAGTACAAACCAGACCATGTCGGCCAAGCTAACTTTGATGGTTCAAGGTATATTCATGCATACTTTGATACAGTAATCGACACCAAAGAATCAATCGTTGGTGGTGGTTCGGATCGTTACTTGTCAGAAGATTATATGTTCTGTCAAATGTGGCGTAAAATGGGCGGGCAAATTTATTTGTGTCCATGGATGAAAACACAACATATTGGTACTTACGCTTTCACAGGTAACATGCCTGCTGTTGCACAGTACACAGGCAAACTATAGGAGTTTTTTATATTATGAATTGCGTGAATCTTCAAACAAAAATTAAATCTTTTAGGGAAAAAGATTTAGAAATATGTAAAAGTTTAGTTAATGTTGATTCGTGGCCTGAATATTATTCTGATGAATTTACAGACCACGAAAACAAACGATTGCCAATTACTATTGTACCATCTGCTTATGGTCATCAATTTCAATTGGTTGATATCAGCAAGATTAATCTCAGTAATTCTTACTCACAAGAATTTAGAAACGGTGGTGAGAATCCAGAAAAACCTGCTATTCGTATGAGTTTGCATGAAAAAGGATATTACTTAGATACGCATCCAATTCGATTAAGACTTTATAAGAATGGAGAATTATCGGTTGGTGCTGGAATTACAAGACTTGAGCTATTAATTGAGTTGGGTTTCAAAAACATCATATGTACAGTTTACAAAGGTGATGATGACGCTTCTGACATTGAAATCAATAACGCTTTTAATATATTCTTTTTCAGAGACAATGCCAATCATCGTCCAGCTGGAATGATTACAAAAGACGATGTTGCTTTCAATGTTAAAAATTCTGTCATAAAGGGTGAAATTGCTTTAGAACCTGATGCAATTAGATATCAAATTAATGCTATGACACATCCAACTTCTTGGACTAAAAAAACAAAAGAAGAAATAGCTGCTATTGTATTTAATGCTTGCAATAATTATACAGATGTAAATGGTAATGAAGTTATTGTTAGGTCGTATACAACAGAAGCAGTAAAAGATGATTTTATGATGAACTATAAAGATACTGCTACAATTAAGTACATGGTATTTTCAACTGGTTCAACAAAGAAGATTGCATATGCTGTTGGTGAAGAGATGAAAAAGCATAATAAGAAAATCAGAATAGTTTTACATACTGATAGACTAGATGCTTTTGATTTGGAATCCACTTACATTAAAAGAATCAATGAAGCGAAAGATGAAATAAAAATTCTATGGGATCGTTTGAGTTCATTTTTTGATGATGCTATTGTTAGTGATAGAGTAGAACTTTATGGTTGTCTTCCTGCTCTTTCAACATTAACACCTAACATGAATGAAATGGTTATTTTTGGAGTGAATGACTTATTCTTAAAAAGTTCACACTATCTCACAACAAAAAATAAAAAGGCACTTGCCAATTCAATCGATAGTTTTATGTTAAATGATTCTAAAGAAGAAGAAATGGCTTATCTATGACAACAGCGGAAGAAGTTATAAAAGCATCACAAATTGCAACAACTGGTGGTCGCAAGTTTGATGGTGGTAAACTACAATATGGTTTACTGCCACCACTTGCACTAAAAGCTACAGTTGAAATTTTGACCTTTGGTGCAGAGAAGTATGAACCGGATAACTGGAAACATGTTCCAGATTCCAAACGGAGATACTTTGATGCAATGCAAAGGCATTTATGGGCATGGAAAGAAGGTGAGCAAAATGATTCTGAATCAGGAAAAAATCACCTTGCTCATGCTCTTTGTTGCCTCATGTTTCTATACGAACATGATATAATGTATTCTGTTGGTGACAATTCTTAATTATGAAAGGTATTATATGAAATTATCAAACGACACACTATCGGTGTTAAAGAACTTTGGTGCTATTAATCAAGGCATCATGTTTAAGAAAGGCAAGAAACTCAAAACAGTTTCTTCACATAAAAATATTCTCGCTGAGGTAGATATCAAAGAAGATATTCCAGCAGACTTCGGTGTATATGACTTGAACAATTTCTTGTCTGTCGTATCACTACACAAAGACGATCCAACATTTGAGTTCGATGAGAAACATGTTGTTATCGTTGGTAACAAAGGCCGCAGTAAGATTAAATATCGCTTCTGTGAACCTACAATGATTGTTGTTCCGCCTGAGAAACAATTAACAATGCCTGATGCAGAGATTAAGTTTACACTTTCTGCTGAAGACTATGATTGGATTATGCGAGCTGCATCCGTTCTATCATCACCACAAGTTGCTATCGAATCTGATGGTAAGAAAATCAATATCGTAACTATTGATTTGGCAAATGATTCAGCACATACTGATGCACTTGAGATTGGTGAAAGTGATGGTAGTAAATATCGTATGGTATTTAAAACAGAAAATATCAGTAAGATTCTTGTTGGTGG